AGTGATTTTTGCCTGTATTTATCACGATAAACACGGGTATCTATAGTTTGAGACATTTTAGGTATTTTTTTCTATCCTTCGGGGATAGCCACCTTGTCCCACCGAGTTATTTTAATAACCCCTTTCTAGCTAAGATAAGTTTTTCTAACTCTTCGTCACTATCTGGAAGAACACCTTTTTTAGCATTCTCTAAGAGTTGTGATGGAGTTTGTCTTTCAGAACCCCTGCGACCATTACCAGTATTGGTAGCGTTAGCAGTTTTTCTTTCCTCATCCTTTTCAGAAAGGATTGTTTTGACTACGCTTGTCTTAAGTGCTTCTGCTACAGAAATATTTTTTAGACGGGCGTAATCTTTTACTTCGTCTATATCTTCTTCTGCAATATTGGCTCTTACAATGGCAAGCAAGTCGCTTTGTGTTAGAGAATCATTTGTAGGAGTTGTCTTCTCTTCCACGACTTCTTTTTTGGCTTTGGCTTCGGCCTCAGCTTTTTCGGCACGAATCTTGTAGTTATTGGCAAGTTCTTCTGCTTTCTTAAGTCTTTCGGCTTCTTCCGCTACTTTGGCAGCTTCTGCGGCTTCGTGTTCGGCTAAAAAATCTTCTTCAGTCTTCGCACCAAGTTCATAATCTGCTTTCTCCGCCTCGGTTAAGGATTCGAGGTCAACCATTTTTTTTATTTCCATTTTGTTTAAGGCAGTTTTAGGTGTCTACCACACCAATGAAATTTATAACTTATTTAGACGAATTCTTGGTTATATCGGATATCGTCATATTGTCCATTTCTGCTAATGCTTGTAGTTGCAATAATTGCTGCTCCACGTGCATAATCAAACTGTTTCTTGCGAGTATGTTAACTTGGGCTTGTTCGGCTGTCATTTCTTTAACGGGAACGGTCATCCATAAATCTATCATTTGTCCTAAGGGTGCTTTCGGGTCTATCTCTGGTAAGAATACCTTTCTCATCAACTTTAGTAAGTCTGTATTACCTTTGAATGTAGCCTTGATTAAAGCTAGTTCTTCATTGGTAAATCTCATTTGCTGACCATTCTTATTTTCTTCCACCATATTTTGTTTTTAATTTATTAACTGCTTTTTTATATCCCTTTCCTGCCGCGTTGAAGGCAATTGCCAAAATCTGTCTGCGACTTCTCGGTTTGCCTCCAGCCCCACGAGCTTTGCCAGACTTTTTATTATCGGCATATAACTCCTTAATGTTTTTACTCACTGATTTGGTTAATGGCATATTATTGATTTAAATTTACTTGTCCCGCCATCGACCCTGTGTTTGTTGGCGTTTGTGTTGGTGTTGGTTGTGTCGGTTGTGCCGTCTGTGTCGGTGCTGGAATAGCGTTAAACTCGGCAGGGCTTAGCTCTCCAGTGGTTTCAAGAATTTTATTGAATACCTTTTTAAGTGCTGGGTCGGTAAGAATGTTTGGATTTTGTGCGACTGTCTGTAATACTGTTGTCAGCGTTTCTAGCGTAGCCTGTTTATTGGTATTCTCGTTTGTTATAATAATCTCTATCTCATCTGGCAAGTCTTTAAAATATTCTTTCCAAGTAATCTTTCCACTAGAGGGTTTGATAAATCTTGTTGAGCCAAGTTTGGCTGTCCTTTCTTTCACACTCGCAGTCAATTCTTCTATGGTGGGTAGTGGCTCGTTATCAGTTAAGACCAATCTCTTAATCTCTTCTTCTAGGTTAGCTGGCAAGGCGAGGTTATCTAAAGTTTCTAATTCTTCGGGCTCAAGCACGAGTGCGACTTCATCTGTGGTGTCTAGTTTCTTTTTGAAATATGGTAAGACATATGTCTTTAACATCTCTTCCAAATAAAGCCCCTTGTTCTCTGTCATTAGTTCAAAGAGAGAATGTGCCTCTTGCTGTAGGGCGGCTACTTGCCTATAGGCAGTTCCTGATGGCATTGTATCTCCGGTGAGTGCTTCGGGTGTGCCAGTAATGTCTCTAGCCAGTGCTTGCCACTGTTGTAAGTAAGAGGTTATAACGGGAACATCGTGGGACTGATTATTTACTTGGGTTAAGGGCTTGTTCTCATCTGTTATAAGTATAGAACCAGTTTCTATATTAGAGAGAATATTTCTTCCAACAAAGTTTGGGTCGGCTGTCTGTAATACCATTTTAGAGGCTAAGTCTAACTGGTCTTTAATCTGTTTTGCAGAGTTATTAACCATCCACTGTGGGTTAAACAAACTTTCTACTGGACCAATACCCAGTGTTCTACCCTCTTCTTTTATTAAATGCGTGAGTATATATGGGTCTTTGGCTTCTTTGCCAGAGTACAGGGTCGCTTCTAGTTTATCTTTATAGTCTAGACTGGCACTACCTTCGTTTATAAAAATAACGTGCATCTGTTGGCGATAGTCATTCTCGTCTTTCTCTTTGCCTGTTAAAAAACTAAGTGGAAGCTCTCCGTGAACCTCGTATATCCCAATATAGTTGGCATTGTTATCCTTATTCTGTCCATCTAAACCCTCTCTTTCGGTTAGGTTTGCAATTACTTCGTCTATGGCGGCTTGGTCATATTCTGTCTTTTTTCTTAATTGTGCTGGTGTATAGTAAAGTTTCTCTATCTTTATGTTATCATCAAACTCTACTGGGTCGCATATAAACTTATCCCATGCCACCACGGAGGGAATGAGTTGCCCATTCTTTTCTACAAACTTACATACAGCCGAGTCATACTTAGAGAGTGTTCTACCCCATTCGTTTAAGAACCTGCCAAAATGTTCTTTGTCCATCCAGTTTCTTAAAAGGATTGAGGCTAAGAATGACTTAATAAAGTTCTTTGAATTAGTGGCTTTAAATCTAATATTCTTTCTATCTATATCGGTTGCCCTAAACCATACGTTAGCGGCGGCTGTGACTATATTGAAGAAAGGTTTCTCTCTTCCTAGGCTATCTACGCCACCAGAAATATGCTTACTGTTAAGGTAGGCATTTATTGTTTCTATTGTGTCGTACATACTCCAATCTCCAACGTATTTGCCAAGGCTTACAGAACCATTTACATAATTGTTTTCGGCTGTTTTGGTTAGAGAATATATAGTATCCATCTTATTTTGTAGAGTTCACACCCTGATTAAATTGATTACGAGTAAACTGTTCCACCTGTTTTGTGATAGCATTCTGTCTTTCGGGGCTATCGTCTATCACTATCTTTTGTAGTTCAAACCACGCCCTGAAGATTATGGTATCGCCTATGTCTGGGCTTCTGCCTATATCTTCTTTAACATCTCCCTTGGGCTTAATAAGTAACTTTCCGTCTGTGTCTACATTCTTTTCTCTGAGTAAGGACGAAAGGTCTTCTATTATCTGCTCCCTATAATCTGGTACTTGAAAGGATATCTTGTGTTCGTTTATCAGTTCGGCTAGTTTAAAGGCACATTGAGACTTAAGATTGCCATAACTTGTCTTTGGTATCAGGTTGTTCTCTATTCTATTGGCTCGCCTGTGTATCTGGTCTCTTGTAGGCAGTGGCGTTGAGTTGGCTATAAACCCCCTAACACCTTTTAGTCCGTCTACTACCGCACCACCTATTCCGTCTTCATCAACCATTATGTGCGAATACGGGATATGTTCGGAAGCGGCATAATCTTTGGCTTGCTGTTTAGTTCTCTCTGTGTCTTGTTTCTGGACTTTCTCTATCCTATAAAGTTCTAATCCGTTCCAAAAGCTAAATACAGTTGAGTCTTGCCCTAGTCTGGCGACATCTATTATTAAATACTTCTCTCCGTCTTTAACTATTGTGTTTGTAAATGCGTCTGATAGAGCGTCATAGGTAACCATTGCGTCAGCGTCTTCGTCATAATCCCAATTACCCTGTGCCAATCGTTGTCGTCTAACTTTGTTCTTGTCTTCCTGTAATGATTTTATATAGTCTGGTGGTAGATAAAGATTGTCTGTGGCGAGGGATTTAACAAACTGTTTGCTTATGGGTAATCTGTTTTCGTTAAACGGGTCTACAAAATCTCTTTTCATCCACCCCTTTTTAGGATTAGCAGTGATAAAGAGTTTTTTCTTTAGTCCGTAGACATCATTCTTCCACCTGCCCACGGATAACCAGAGATTGTCTTTGGCGGCTTCGCATACCTCGCCAGCTTCTTCTATCCATCCACGAGTATTCTGCATAGCTCCAAATCTTTCGTATAGAGGGTCGGAGGGTATTTCTTTACAGGATATCAGGTAAACTTTAGAGCCGTTATATAAACTATAGTAGTTATCTTGTCCGTTAAATGTGGCGTAGTCTTCCATTTTAAGCCCGACTATCTCAAACCATTCTGCCACGGAAGGAACAATAAACTTTCTCAAATCATTTAACTCTTGTCTAGCTATAAAGTAGTGTGTATCGGGATATATCAGCGCATCTCCAAATATTAAATTACATCCCAATACTGTTTTGCCACCACCCTTTCCGCCACCATATAAAATCTGTTCTGTTATATCATCTATCCAGTATTGGCTAGCCGTTATCTGGTTCTGGATTTTGGTTTTGAATTCTATTGTTTTCATCTTGTATAATATGCATACCCATTATCTGCTCTATCGTTTTGCCTCCAGATGTAATATCGGTCTTCTCAATAACCCGCTGCTTTAACTTGTTATATTCCCTTATAGCCGCAACCTTAGAAGATAATTCTTTGTTCTGTTTAATCACTGAGGCTAACTCTAAGTCTACCACTGTATCATTTATGAATTCATCTAGTAAGTCTCTTACTCTTTGTTTTATATATGGTTTGCTTAATTCTATTGAGGCGCTTGAACGTGCAACTGGATTAGTTTCGTCTATATCGTAGGCTTGTGCATAACTCTTGGTGGCGTTGCCAAAACATTCTTTATCATATACATATAACTGGCAAAATAGTTCTTGCCTTGGGTTTAAATCGCTAAAATCACCAGCTTCTTTAGTTGGTGCCACCGCTAAACGGTTATTCTCTTCTTCCATTTATTTTTTTATTTCTTCAGCTTCAAAACACTTACATAGTTCTTCATAGGCATAGCCTCCCTGTATATCGAACTCTTTCTTGGTATTTAAAATTAAATCCTTAATAGTGTCTATGTCTTTCTTATTGCTCTCTAATATGTCTATAATGTATTCTTCGTCTAATAGGTCTGTGTATTCCTTTTGGAACTTTTCTAGGTTATCTTTAGACAGTTTAAAATTACTATTCTCCATTATTGGTTCGCCTTTTTCGTCCTTGTCTGCTAATTCCTTTGCCATTTTTAGTCTTTCTTCTTCTACTTCCTTTAGGCGGGGCTGGATAAAGGTAATAAAGCGATTCCTTATTCTACTTTTCTGACCATCTAGCGGCACATTCAAGATTGCCACCAATGTATCTAATTGCCTATTTCTAAATGTGAGAAAATCTTTCATTTTTATTATTATAAATTCTTAATTAGTTTTTTATAACGTTCTTGTAAAATAAGCACTCACAATGTTAGTCTGTCTATACACCCCCCAACATCTTTTTTAATCTCGTGTTCCCAGAACCTGTAAACATTAAATCCATTAAAGGTTAAAATACTGTCCTGGTTATTGTCTCTCTTTTTAGTAAATATTTGTTTCTCTGTCGGATTGGGAAATCTCTCTGGGCAACCGTGCCAATAACAACCATCTGCTTGTATTACTATTCTGTATTCTGGTAAGTAGAAGTCTACTACGGCAACTTTGCATAAAGGAACTTGTTTTTGATAATAGATTCCACGCTTTTTTAATTCATCCTCTATCTTAATTTCTATTAGAGTATCTTTCCTTATAGTGTTCGGATGACTTATCCTATATGCCCTTAATTTTTCTCTAGTTGTTTCTGTACACTTTCTCCCGACAATGCCCTTCATTCTTTTTGCAATAGTTTCCGCAGATTGTTTCTTTCCAAACATTGGATTTTTGTTGCCAAGATGGGATTCACTAATATGCCTCTTCCATTCTGGTGTCCGAATAACTTTCTTAAATGATTCTATAAAATGTTCTGTGTGTTCTTTTGTTCTGGGTGGGGGACTTTTCCTATTTGGATATTTTATTCCGAGGTGCGATATACTGTTTTTGTGTCTGAATTCTTCGCCCATTATTCTTCCCTTGTTTGCTATGCCTATTTTTCGTTTTTGCTCCTCCGACATTTTTTGACCCTTTTCCATATAATAATTTACTATTTTCTATATCTTCATCAAGTTGGTCTGCCACTTGGTTACTTATATATTTCACTAGTGGAAGTTTTCTCATAAATGGAAAAAAGACGATATTTAATTATTGCCTTGAAAGAACCCTTTACCTAGCTAGGTTGACTGAAAGTCATTCGTTTGGGTTATATGTGTTTTAAAGCCTTTGACACTTGGCAATACAAGTAGGATAGTGCCTATCAAAGAAAATATCTATGACTGCATTATCTTATCTTGTATGCATACATTATAGCATAAAAAAAACGTCTACGCAAGGGTGAATAACTATTCTTCGGTGTTTTTAAGGAATTAGTATCCACCAGAAGAAACTTTTACCCTTAGTTTGGCTATTCTAATAAACTCTTCTATCTGAGAAATCTTTGCTCT